GATTTATCAAGGGGAATTGTATCCAGTGAGGGACTGCATGTGCCAACATGCAAAGCACATCGCATGGTGTGGTGTGTTTTGTTGATTGGCAATAGAGGAGTTTTAGCCATGACCGATTATGTGAAAAAATGGGTGTCTAATGCACGAGGTGCAGAATATGGTTTCTTTAAGGCGGTGCAGTATGCACTTGAGCAATTCGGTGAGAAAAACAATCTACCGATGTATGAGCTGATCGCCTTCACGACTGGTAAGAAATGTAACAGGCATAAAATCGAAGAGGGGTATTCCCTCAAGCAATTCTCTGCACCCCTCAAGCGCATCTTGGCTGTCGCATTGGATGATGTGGAGTTTACATTCAAAGACGGCAAACCCGGTGTGGATGTGGGCAAAGATGGTGGCCTAAATCTCGATGGTCTAAAGAGTGTCGCCATGCTCGCTGCGTCTAATTGCGGCATACGTTCAACCGCCTTTGATGATGCTTTCCCTAAGCCTGAGAAGCCTGTCAAAGAATTTGACGCAGTTGCATGGGCTGAACGCAATGTGAAGGCACAGCCTGACCAGTTGGAAGCAATGATTGCAGCACTACAGGCCCAGCGCACAGGTTTGAAAGTTGCAGCATAAATACCACAAAAGATATACAGTAGATGAGCACCTCATGTGAAAGCGTGGGGTGTTTTCTTGTGCATATCTAACAGGGAAAGGAAAGAGATATGAACATTGTAAAAGACCTATCACAAATGCGGCTTGGGCCTGTTGATGAACGATACGTTATCTGCGGGTGGTACGAAGTTGAATATGGTGCAGAGCGTGTGTATGTCAAAGGTAAAGACATGCGTGACTGCGTGACGAAGCTCGTGGAGGCTGATGCTGACTTTGGGCATACTGATGCTGAACTTGAGGGTGGCTTCATCACTGCCGATTATGATGTGACAAGTGAAGCTATCTCTATGGCTTTGGAAATATCAATAGAAACTAATAGGAAAAGGGGTATCATGTAATGAATAGACGCAAGCGACATCAAAGGTATGTCATGTGGAATGTGGCGATAGGTTTTGTCCTGTCGGCATCACTGTTCTTTTACTGGGGTTACATATATGGAGTGTCAATGCAATAGTATCAGCCTGCACACTTGAGGGTGTGTAGCGTGATACCATTGAGGTATCTAACAATTTATCTGAGGAGATAAAATCATGGCCAATACTACAACAGCAACTCGTGGGAATCGTTACAATCTTTCTGATGCAAAGTGGATGGAAATCTGTAAGTATTACAGCAATCATACTGCATCTGTAACCTTGGATCACTTCGATCTTAACATGGATAGTACCTCCCTTTCGCACCACTACAAACGTCTTGGGTTCTTGCCTAAGTCTGCTGCACGTAACCCTGACCCGGCTCGTACAGTTGCCCCCAAGAAGCTGCCGAAAGGTAAGCTGAACCTTGTGGTCAAGCGTGGTGGTTACATTATGAATGGCAAGGTGATGTCTGCCACTGAGTTTGGTAAGATTCGTGCTAAGTTAAAGGTAGGTGACACCTTCAAGACAGTCACCGTAACTGAACATAAAGTAGGTATCATGAATGCCTAATTAATCGCCCCATGCTTTACTGTGTGGGGCTTTTCTTTTTGGAGTAAATGAAATGAAATATTCTTTAGTGGCAGTAAATGTGTCACCCGATTTCAATCTTGCAGAGTATGTGACCCCTTACAAAACATATGATGTAGAACAAAACGGTGAAGCAGACCCAGTTGTTACCAGTGACAGATATAAAAACCTAGTGGGTGGTTTTGTTACACTAGACAACGGCAAGAGGTACTGGCTACATCAACCAGATTCAGATGGGTTTGTCGTCAAGAAGGTGTTGACTGTTGATGAGTCCGAGCTTGATCCCGTTATCAAATCTTGGGGTTCATGGTCAGAGATACCTATCGGTGGTCCGTCAGATGACAAGCTGTTTAGTTGGCTTGTAAACTACATTGTGAACCACAGTACGTTTGGTATGGCTGATCCCAAACTGTTTGACTTCGACCGTAGGTTACGTGCCTTTGCACCCATGTTATCCAAGCAGTACCCCGGCAAGATCAGTATCTACAAAGACTTAGGTATGCGTATCCAAGATAGGCAGACTGCAATGAAGCCGGGCCGTGCGTTCACCGCCATGTTTCCTGAGGTTGATCACAAGCAGGTCATCATGTTTGTTGATAGTTTCTTAAACAGTTTCGCCAAGCGTGACCTCAAGCTAGAAGTATCCAGTGAGCGTAAGGATTTCAAGCTGGCATACTCTGGTCACCAAGCACCTATGGAGAACATTGATACCACATGGACTCGTAAGTCTTCTTCCTCTAGCTGTATGCGGTATGAGTTCGAGCACCTCAAGTGCCACCCCGCAGAAGTCTATGCTAGTGGTGACTTTGAGATCGTCACAGTGTTTGATGGTGACATGCGTGTTGCTGCTAGGTGTGTTGTATATGTCGCACATGATAGTGGTGTGCCTCAAGCTGGGCCTATCTATGGTGTATCAGAACAAGCACTTGACATGATAGACAGTCATCTGATAGGTAGAGATGCAGAGATGAAAAATCCAGACTGGGTTGGTGCTAGACTGCTTGCAGTACCAGAGGATGCAGACGAAGATCCACCCACCAGTTTCATTGGGCCTTACCTAGACGTAGAGCCACGCACTCTTGATCTTACCTGTGATGAGAAGCACCTAGTGCAGGATCATTGTGGTGAGATAGATGCAAGCAACTACCAAGGTATCATATTATCAGGCGGTTCTCAGTGTATCTGTTGTGGTGATAGGGTTAATGATGACTATGCAAACTACTCAGAGTATTACGAAGGTGATTGTTGTGAGGATTGCTACAACGAGAATCATTTCTTCTGCGAGTATGCACAAGAGTCCTTCCATGTCGACAGCTCTCGCACAGCTTATGCTCTAGACAGTCGGGGTAGAACAGAAGAACTCAGGGTCTCTGATTGGGCAGTGCAAGAAGGTGATATGTTTGTTTGGTGTACAGACCATAAGAACTGGCACATAGATGATGTACAATATTGTGAGTACGAAGACGAGTGGATTTCACCTGACAATATGAAAGACTACTTCAGATCAGACTGGGATGGCGAACTGTACAACAATGATATGCTGTGTAATACAGTAGATGATGAAGAGGTATCACGGGAAGAGCTTAGTCAAGATAGTACGTGGAAGATAAACTCTGAATCAAAATGGTATAAAGAAGAGGAAGAAGAATAATGTATAGCTTAATTGAAATGCTACGATACAAACGACCTGAGGGTAGTGAAACTCAACGAGAGTTCTGCCGCAGGTTTCTGGAACCTATGTTTGGTTTGCCTGACAGACATGGCAACTACATACTAAGCCTAGGTAAAAACCCTAACCTGTGCTTCACCGCACATCACGACACAGTGCACAAGACTGAGGGTATGCAGAAGTTACTGGTGATCAACGATGTTATATCTGTTGCAGACCCTATGACATCTAGCTGCCTTGGTGCTGACTGTACTACTGGCATTTGGCTGATCCTTAATATGATTGAGGCTGGTATTGATGGTGTGTATGTTATCCATGCGGCAGAAGAGGTTGGTTGTAAGGGTAGCAGAGCCTTGGTAAATGACAACCCCTTATGGCTGAGTAGTATTGACGCAGTTATCTCCTTCGATAGGTTCGGTGACACGTCTGTAATCACACATCAGATGGGTGTACGTACTGCATCAGATGCATTTGCTAAGTCCTTTGCTGAAGCTCTTGATATGCCACAGCTTATTGGTGACAGTGGTGGTTCATACACTGACAGTAACGAGTACATCCATGTTGTGCAAGAGTGTACTAACATCAGTGTAGGATACTATGGTCAGCATGGTGTAAATGAGACACAAGATATAAAATATGCAGAGTATCTTGCAACAGCTCTTGTGTGTGCTGACTGGGATAAGATAGTATTCCAACGTGACCCTTCAATAGTCGAAGACACATGGGGTATGAGCAGCTATGGATACCGCAGTACACCTGACGAAAACAACATAGCTGCTATCAAAGATCTGATCCAAGATCACCCGCAGAAAGTAGCTGAGTTTCTGGATGATCTGGGTATCAACTACTATGCCTTAGTAGAGGAGGCTCAGATTGATGACAGCAGATATTTCCAAGAGGATGTTAACTACGATAGGTATCAATATGCGTACTGACAATATGTCGCACTTGACAGAATCTCCAAGCTCCCCTATATAATATACTTAAGTATTACTAGAGAGATATACTTTATTATATATCTTAAAATATAATTACTTAAGTATTACTTTAGTACCCACCCTTAGCTCAACTGGATAGAGCAACTGCCTTCTAAGCAGTAGGCTGCAGGTTCGAGTCCTGCAGGGTGGGCCAAGGAGATTGACATGGAGAATCCACACGACGACTGTACCCATTGGATAGGAAAGCTATGAGATATAAAGATGCTGTAGATAAATACTTTAGGACGAGGCACTTCGCCTCCCTCTCCACCTCATCTCAAAAAGGTTACGAGGCCTGTCTAATTTCTTTTGGTCGTATGTCTATCATGGGCAAGAGATTGGCTAACGTAAACACAACAAAGATTAACGTGCTGTTCTGCACTGAGATGTACGACACGTGGGAATCAGTAACGTCTACATCAAACGCCAACCACAACGCCAGAGTATTCTCTGTGCTGATGAATTACTTGGTGTCGTTAGATTTAATACCAGCTAACCCAATGGCAAGAGTAAAGAAGAGGACAAGCACACCAAGGTCTGTCATATGGACGCATGAACAAGTGATGGAATTTCTTAACACCGCCTTCACTAAGTTTGAATGGCGCAACATAGGTCTAATAGTATTGATGTGCTATGAGTGGGGTCAACGTCCTATAGATATTAGAAATCTAAAGTGGGAGGATGTGGACCTAGACAAACGTGTAGTTAAGATAACCCAAAGCAAGAGAGGTGCAGTAGTAAAGTTACCTATACCAGATAATATTTTTGATATGTTATGTGAGCAGAGAAAAGACTGGGACTTCCAGCCATACGTAGTACCCTACCACAGAGCCTCAGACGGGTCTTACAGGCCGCTAACTGTTTACAACATGACTTCACTGCTCTCAGAGGTTAAGGCCACTGCAGGGTTACCTGATGACCTGAGGGTAGGTGACCTGAGGAAGACAGCGATAGTACAGATGATCGAGAGTGGGGTAGACCACCTTGCAATTCAATCTGTATCGGGGCATAAGAACGTAGCAAGTCTTAACCCGTACAATAAATTTAGTTTGAAGACAGCTACGTTAGCGTTAGATAAACGGCAAAGAGAATGATAGGGAGATAGTAATATGAATACGGTTTGGTTACTGGTTTGGTTTGTCTTTGTACCTGAGATGGGTATAAAGTATTATCACCTAGGTACATATGAAAATGAAACCTTCTGCAGTACTGCACTCAAAGATGCAGCGGTTATGGTCAACGACAAGAATGAGACAGTGGAATGTATTGGAGTACAGACAGATGATTAGGGCAACATACGTCAACCATATGGGTAACGACTTAACAGTAGCCAATGCTGCACGTGTATCGTTTGGCAAGACAAGTAAGATGGAAGATAATATGTGGGGTCCACCTTACCTCAAGGATAAGGATGCCAAGCTCATACGTTACCTTGCGGAGCACAATCACATCAGCCCGTTCGGTCACTGCTTTGCCAGCTTCCACGTCAAGGCTCCCATCTTTGTAGCTAGGCAGCTGGTCAAGCACAAGTTCTTGAGGTGGAATGAGATCAGCCGTAGGTATGTCGATGATGAGCCTGAGTTTTATGAACCTAAGGATTGGCGTGGGCGCAGCTCTGATAAGAAGCAAGGTAGTGAAGGTGTTGTGAATATAATATTAGATCAAGAGGTTCAGTGGCATAGGCAGTTAGCTACCTACAAACACTTACTATCTGAGGGAGTAGCACCTGAGCAAGCACGTATGGTACTGCCGCAGTCTACTATGACTGAGTGGTACTGGTCAGGTAGTCTTGACGCCTTCTCCGATATGTGTAACCTACGTTGCAAGTCTGACACACAGGCAGAGACACGAGTGGTAGCTCAGGAGATTGACCGTAAGATGCTTGAAATATTTCCTGTATCGTGGGATGCATTGACGGATAACTCTGATGACTGATGATAAGTGGCCCTTAGAGGCAGACTTCACAAACATCAGGCCCATGACACCAGAGGAGCGCAAGGCTGCTCAAGAACGTGATGCAAAGAATGGTAAGAACAATGATAACAAGTGAATGGAGAAGGCTGATAGCAGAGGAAGAATCATTTAAGGAGAGTGTCTTGGCAGAGCATGGAGCAGACATAGTTAATGAACCCAAACACTACGCACGGTGGGCCATTGAGCCTATCACATACATTATGCGTAATGGCTTTGAGTTCTGGCGTGGTAACATTATTAAGTACGCTAGCCGTGCAGGCTACAAGATGTATGAGGGTAAAACGCAGGTACAAAGTGAGGTCATTGACTTAAAGAAAGTTCAACGCTATTGTCAAATGCGTATCAATCAACTTAATGGAGAGGAAAAGCTATGATACCTATAGGTCAACTAAGACTGTTACTCACTAAAGCTGGGCTGGAGTATTCCATTACTCGTATTGAAGGTAACGTGGCTCACGTTAACATACTAATAGCGGAGGTTAAGAAAGGTGTACACAGTTGAGTTCAATCACGACACTACCACCATAATAAGTATGGATGACCATGATCAGTTCGGTGATATTGAAATGACCTTGACTGACAATGGTTCAGTCTTTCTGGTTCAGTATGATGATGAAGCTGGTAGTTCCGATATGATTATGATAAGTCACCAACAGTTGATGGATGTAGTAGCTTCTATGGATAGCACTGAGGGTCTGTTTAGATTGGAGATTAGGAGGGACTAATATGGCGACGAACGATAACCCACACTTAGCTTGTCCGTATCAAGACTGCGGATCAAGTGATGCATTTAATTGGAATGATGATGGCTTTGGTCATTGCCATTCTTGCAGCAGAGCTTACCCAGAGAAAGGCATGCCAGCCACTTTCGAATGGGCAGCTACTGCTTACCCACTAAGGGAGAGGAGAAACCCGATGGACATAGAAGTAAAAGGTATGACGTACAATGGTATCAGGGGTATAGACCCTGATGTATGTCAGATGTATGGGATACAGATTCAGACAAGTGCTGATGGTATCCCTGTACGTTACGCCTACAAGTACCCGCATACAACCAAGTATAGAATGTATAACGACAAGTCTAAGTCATGGGTCAAAGACCGTGGCCTAGGTATGAACATGCTGTTCGGTCCAGAGTTCAATGCTGGTTCAAGCAATCGCATATACATTACAGAAGGTGAGTTCGATGCGGCTAGCCTTTACCAGATACTCGGCAAGACATTCCCCGTGAAGTCCCTGCCCAGCGCATCAATCGGTGAGAAGTTTATCAAGCACAACCACTCTTACCTGTCGTCATTCAAAGAGTTAGTTTACGCAGGTGAGTTGGACGATGCTGGTCGCAGGGCTGCAGACAAACTGTATCAAGCCTTCCCAGACAAATTTTATTACGTACCTATGTCTAAGTACAAGGATGCTAACGAGTTCCTTGAGGCAGGTGCAGGTGACGATCTTATGTGGGCTGCAAGGAAGCCCCAGAGA